GCATCGTGCACTCGTTCGCATTCGCGCTTGTAGGCCGCTCTGAGTTGCTTTTGGTTCTCCATGTGGTTTTCGCTTGTATGGGCCCTGTACGACATCGCCCTTGACAGCTAGGATTTTGTCCGTAGCATAGTTTGTCAAAAGGGCCGGCATGCCGTCCAGGGTCGCTTGAGCGAGGACCACGTCACGTTCTTTGAGCTCTTGCGGGAAGACACCAAGTATCTTCGCGCAGGCCGCCGTGATAGACTCAGAGTCCTGCTGTGGCCAGGACTGTCCAGTTTTGTACTCTTCTTCGCGGGTCAGGTTCTTCGCGGACAAGCCGGTCAGTTCCAGAACGCGACGAGCCCAGGTCCCAATGAGTGGCGTCTTGGAATCAGTGGCCAGATAGCCAGTGGCCTTATTGGTAAGGCCCTGTTCCCGAGTGACGTTCTTGTTTGCGGTGAGATGGAGTTTGCTCAATGTCCGCATTGGGTCCTGAAAACTGTCGTCTGTGGTGATGGGGTCGACAAAGTAGCGTCCGCAGTACGGAACAGGGTCGCCGGGGTTGACAATTTCGGCTGTCATTGTGAGACCCAGCTGTTTGGCTGTCGCCTCAAGGCGGGCGGCTCCCTCAACCGTGGTTGAGCTGAGACCGTCGTCTCCACAATAGATACCGAGAGAATCGATTGCTTCCCTGCTGCTACTTCCCCCGCTGCGCGATGCGCAGTAACTGACGAACGCATTGATGTAGGTGTTGCCTTCGGTGGTGATTGGTGAGCCGAATCTGGTTCCCCATCCCGGTTCAAAGCGCACACCATTCTGCGTCGTCGCCTTCTTCAAGAACACTTGATTGAACCAGCGTCGAAGTTCAGGTCTGTGTTCGTGGGAGCACCATCTCATGAGGAGGGCCAACACCACATCCTTTTGCAGGAACTCGCTGACAGAGCCGTCGAAACGGCTGTAGTCAGTAGCCTGCAGGATGCCTGCCTCACGTTTGGCGTGTCGCGCAAGTTGTTGCAAGCGGCGACAGACGGACTTTGGTGTCTTAGTGGGTCCGTACCACTGCTGTTTCGTGCTGATGTCTCGCTTGAATGCGTACACGAAACACGACATCAAGATTGTCAATTCAGCTGACATTGTCGTGATGTTGCGTGGATCATTTGTTGTGGCGTAGGGTTCTGCTTTGACAAAGCACTGCAGTCGGTTTCCGTTTAACATGGACATGATCTTTGAAACCATGCGGAACCGTTGTTTCTGTGCTCCCGTCTTGAGGTATTCCTGCATTTGATGGACGTGCAGTGGAACACCTCGACCCTTGTTTGGCACCATCGCCTTGACAAACTCAGCTGCCCAGATCTTAAACTGCGCAGTGGGCACCACCCCATTTCTGGGTTTCTCGACGCGGCCGGCAATCGTCGCTTCATCACTACTGACTCCACGAGTTGGCATGACAGAAGGATTGGCGACCAGGGGCGCATGAAGCACCACCCCGGAGGGTTTGCCGTCCTCGGATGTCAAGGTTCCGATTGGTTGGAAGCTGGCTTCGAGAATTGTGGTGTGCACCACGTTTGGAACGAATTGATTGTTGGTGATCAGCTCAAACAGGAGGGGGGCGTTCAAGGCGAAGTCGGGGTCATCAGCGGCTATAAGAAGCCGCTCGACATCAGCAACCACTGGGGCGGCT